AAGGTGGGGGACAAGGTAAGAGTGATTGACAACATCACATACAACGGGGTGCGTTTTGCAACCTATTATGATAAATATGATGTTATCCAGGTAAACGGGGACCGTGTTGTTATCGGTATCGGTAACACCGTGACGGCAGCAGTAAACGCCGCCAACATTGCAAAGGATGAAGAGATTGCAGAAGCCCCGGCGGATGCAGAAGTACCAACCGACATTCCGACCCAGGAAGAAACAGAGAACGCCCACGGTTTCAAGGTAGGGCAGAAAGTAAAGGTTATCAATGCTTACGATTACTACGGTAATATGTTTAAGTGTTGGTACAGTAAATATGATGTTATCGAGGTTAAGAATGACAGAATTGTTATTGGTATCGGCAACACCGTAACGGCAGCAGTAAACGCCGCCAATTTAGCAGCAGCATAAGCAACGCCGCATTTAGGAATTTGGCTACCAAAAGAGCAAGGAAATAATGTATATCACGGAATTAAAAGCACACCTTAAAAAGTGTGCTTTTTCTTATATATAAAACTTTTTGAAAATATTGCGTAATATGTATTGACATATTGCGTAATATGCAATATAATAAAGACAGTTAAGAGAGGAACACAAAGAAAGCGAGGAACACAACATGACATATAGCGAATTAGTAAAGGAAGCAATTAGAAAAGCACATGAGGAAGCAAAGGCAGCAGCCGAAGCAGCCAAAAACCAGGTAGCACAATTTGAGGTTGGCAAAACCTACTATACACGCAGCATTTGTAACCATGATTGTATCTTTTCCGTAAAGGTTATAAAAAGAACCGCAAAGACCGTTGTAGTCTTAAAGGACGGAGAAGAAAAGCGGTGCAAAATTGGGCTTTCCTGGAATGGCAAGGAAGAAACAATTACACCGTGGGGCGTTTACTCCATGTGTCCGGTAATTGGAGCATCCGACATAGCAGCATAATAACACATAAGACCGGGGCAAACGCCCCGGCAGAAAGGAAAAGAGTATGAAAACATATTATTGTGTAACATCATCATTTGACGATAGGGGAAGAGCAACGGCAAACATTACAGATATGATAAAAGCAGAAGAGAAGCCGGAAAGCACATACACAAGCACCAGGAGAAAAGATATATACAATGATTGGTTTGAAAGCGAAAAAGAAGCACAAGAGTATGTGGAACAAACAAGGATTGCATAAAGTAAGGGCGGCAGCAGTGCCGCCCAGGCAACTAAAACGGCCGCACAGTGAACGGGTGCGAGTGTCCCAAGCCACTATAAACCGTTGAGGGGTTGCAACAATAGGCGTTGCGGTACTGTCTGACAAGTTTTAACCCACGTTTTAATGTGAAACGGGGAAGCAATGAGGTATACACCGGGCAAGGGTGCATTGCTTATATACACAATCGTTTAGACCAATGCCCGGAAACCCAAAACGCCTATATGATGCAACTATATATTGAAACCCGTTGTTTCTGTGATTTTATCAATGGTAAATACACGCACTTTTAAGCCTGGCACATTCCGCCGGGCTTATTGCACATAAAAATAAGTTTATAAATATTGCGTAATATGTATTGACATATTGCGTAATATGATATATAATAAAGATAGTTAAGGGAGATACATAAAACCTAACGAGTACCTGGGCGGCAGAGAAAGGAGAATAACATGGAAGATATGGACAAGAAAGAAATTAAAGAAGTCATTGAGTGGTGTGACGAGAAAGGGCATAGCGAACATGAGATTTTGGATTTAATCAGAAGAATTGTGGATGCGAAGCCAAGAAATGAAGAAAAGCCTAATGAATAGGCTTTAGGGATGCAGAAAGGGCGGTGGACTTGCCAAAACCGCCCAAACTGTAAAACCTATTATATACCATAAGGCAAGAGAAAGGAAGAGGGCAACGGATGCCAAAAACAAAAAAAGAGTTCGACCAAGTGAAATACCAAAATCAGTTTATAAATGAGAAGTATGACCGCATCAACTTGACCGTACCAAAAGGAGATAAAGCCGTTATTAAAGAAAGGGCAGCAGCAGCCGGGGAAAGCGTGAACGAATATATTAACCAGGCTATTAAACAGAGAATGGAGAATACAAGCAATGCCTAATGAATACGGAATAACGGCAAAGGAAGCCACAGAAGCATTAACCGCCGCCATGCGATTATTACCACCGCCAGGGAAAGAGGATATAGAACTTATAAAAAGAAACCCTACTTTAAATTGGTGGCAAAAGTGGAAATTGATATGCCAAATTAAAGGAAGGTAGCACGGAAGAAAGCGAGGAACACAACATGGGATTATTTAGCAACCTATTTTCAAAAAAGAACACGGCAGCAGCACAACCGCAGCCCGTACAGATGCCGGAAGAAAAAAAGCCAAGATATATTGTAAAAAGTCAACGCTTTATCCTGGATAATGTAAAAGACCACATGGAAGATATTATGGACCTTGTGGAGAAAAACGAGGATTACAAGTTAAAAAAGAAAGACCTCATAGAAGAAAATAGGGAAGATGAAAACATCTATGAATATGAATTGAACGAAAAAGCCACAATAACCCCCTATATCTTGTGAGGGGGGGTGGAGCAACTACAAGTATTTGTATGTAATACCCACATTGGAGATATTAAAAAGGGCGGCATAAGCAGAGTAAAGAACCTTTTGAAAAAGGGAAACATAGAAAATATATGGTCCGAGGTTTCCGGCGGCAACTATAAACATTTAAGGTATGATGCCGGAAAAGATGTATATTACTATGATGAATTAGAAAAAGAATTTAGTATTACCATTGAAATAACCTATAAAGAAGAAATCACAGAATAAGGAAAGAAACATAGGAAACAGACGGGGACAACAACGGATTATTCCGGGTTGTCCCTATTGCCGTATCAAGGGGGTTATTTTTATGGGTAGAAAATACAAACAGTTAAGCCAAAATGATAGAATATCAATGGAAACACTACTTAACAAAGGCCATTCCGTACAAGAAGTTGCGGACTATTTACACGTTCACAGAAGCACCATTTACAGAGAAATGAAACGGGGCGAGTATGTACATAGAAATTCAGACTATACGGAAGAGGTGCGTTATAGTAGTGACAAGGGGCAGCAGACCCATGATTGGAACGCCCAGGGCAAAGGCAGAAATATTAAAATAGGCAATGATATTAAATTGGCGGAATACATAGAAAATAAGATTGTAGAAAATAAATATAGCCCGGAAGCAGCATTGGCAGCAGTAGCAACAAGCGGAATAGAATTTAGCACCACTATAAGCGTAAGAACCCTATACCGCTATATTGATAACGGCATATTCCTTAAACTTACCAACAAGCATTTACCCGTTAAGGGCAAGAAGAAAAAGAAAAATAAGAAAGTCCAGGTGCAGAAGAGGGCAGCAGCCGGGGAGAGCATAGAGAACCGCCCGGATGAAGTGGCAACCCGTGAAACATTCGGGCATTGGGAAATGGACACCGTAAAGGGCAAACAAGGCGTTACGAAATCATGTATGCTTGTATTAACAGAGAGAAAGACCAGGGACGAGATTATATTTAAACTGAAAGACCAAAAGGCGGAAAGCGTGGTGGATGCCCTGGACCGTTTAGAAAGAAAATGGGGAGATATGTTTTCTAAAGTGTTTAGAAGCATCACGGTAGATAATGGCGTGGAGTTTTCGGATTGCAAGGGCATGGAGCGTTCAGCATTGACACCAGGGGAGAAACGCACATATCTATTCTATTGCCACCCATACAGTAGTTGGGAGAGAGGGACTAACGAGAACACTAACAAACTAATACGCCGCCATATCCCTAAAGGGGAAGATTTTGACGAAAAGCAAGATAGGGACATTGAATTTATAGAAAATTGGATAAACACATACCCACGGGGTATTTTTGGTTTCAAAACATCAGAAGAATTATTTAAAGAAGAGTTAGAAAAAATCACGGCATAATATTTTTTCAAAAACTTGTCGCAAAACTATTGACAAAATATATTGCTAAGTTGTAAAATCAAGTGCGACAAGGGTTAATAACTCTATCGCACTTGATTTTTTATTATAGAAAATATGAGTGCTACAAGAGAATTAAAAAACTCTTGTAGCACTTTTTATTTTGCCAATTTTTAAGGAAAGGTGGGCGGAAACGTGAAAAAAGGAGATAAGCGTATTACATACGCCGACAGACAGAAGATTGAAGCAATGGAGCGAACCGGGGCAAAGGTTACAGATATTGCAAAGGCGGTTGGGTTTCACAGAGCAACGATTTATAACGAATTGAAGCGTGGGGGAACACCATACCGGGCAGAAGTAGCACAGAGAAGTTTATAAATGCCAGGCGGCAGCAATATAGAAAGGAACTCAACATGGATATATCAAAATGGTTTTACAGACCGCACTACACAACGCCGGAACTTGATAAAAAGATTGAAGATGTGGAAAAGGCGTTGGGGTTCAAATTGTTTATATGGCAAAAAACATATATAGAATATGGCGTTTTTAGACAGTACGGGGAAACGACCGCCAAAATATTAAGATTGCTTATAACACCGGGGAAAATAGTTGATTTCACAGAGCGACCAAGGGGAGATAGAGAAAGATTTTTTAGAAAAGAACTTTTAGAAGTGAAAGCAAAGTTAAATGCCGCCGGAGTTCAGACCAACGAAGTCTACACAAATAAAAAGGACTTATACAGAGCAATGAACGAAAGGACGGGCGGCAGCAGATGAAAAGAAAATTAAAGGTTAATGACTTTTTTTGTGGATGCGGCGGAATGGGTATTGCATTTAAAAATGCCGGGTATGAAATAGCCGGGGCATGGGACTTTGATAAATACGCCGTGGAGAGCTACCGGGCAAACGTAGGGGACCATGTACAGAAAGCAGACATTAAGGAATTACACCAAGCAGACATCCCACAAGCGGATGTGTGGGCGTTTGGTTTCCCATGCCAGGATTTGAGCGTTGCCGGAAAGCAACGGGGCATGATTTTAAAATGCGAGGATTGCGGCGAGGAAATAGAGATAAACCCGGAAGAGTACACGGGCAACACCATTTGTCCTAAGTGCAGCAGTAACAATTTTAAGGCGGCGAGCCGTAGCGGATGTTTCTTTGAAATGATGCGATTGCTTGAAGAAACAGAGAGAGAGAGAGAACACGCCATGCCGGCCGTTATCATTGCGGAGAACGTGCGAGGATTACGCCCGTATTTGCCCGTGTTACGCCTTGAATATGAACGCCACGGGTACACGGCACATATTGAAATGTTTAATTCCAAATATTGGAACGTGCCACAGAACCGGGACCGTTACGCAGTAGTAGGGACCAGGAACAAAAAGAACCTATCATTTACATTTCCAAAAGAGCAACACGAATTTGTACCGAAATTATCGGATTACCTGGAAAAAGATGTGCCGGAAAAATATTACTTGCCGGACGAAAAGGCACAAACCATTATAGCCCAGGCAATGGAGAAATTAGAGAAAATGGGAAAGTGCCATGCGTGCATTACGCCGGACCGTAT